TGGTACTAATACTGTAGCGGCTGATTATTCTGAAGGAAATACAAAACTATTAAAAACAGTTGATGGTTGGGGTCATGGCAGAGGAACATTTTTATTATCCTCTGGTAAATGGTATGTAGAAGCAAAAGTGACAGAAACAGGAACTGGTCAAATTGGTCAGTTTGGTATTGTGCCTTCTGTTTTAACAGGAACAACAGATGCAAATGATAAAATAGAAGGTCTAAGAGTTAACATGGGGGGAAGTGATACTATTTTTCAAAAAATGGATACAGGTACAGGTTCAAATGTTTTTACTGATTTTGCAAGTGGAGATATTGTTATGTTGGCTATTGATTTAGATAATAATAAACTATGGGTAGGTAATGATGGTACTTGGTATAATAATAATAATGCTTCCACAACTTTTGACGCAAGTAATGAAGATGTTACATTACCCTCTAATGATGAAGGTTGGATTTTTACTATAGGTGGATATAGAGATAGTGGAAATAATTTAGCATGGGAATTTAATTGGGGTAACCCATCTTTTTCTATATCAAGTAGTAATTCAGACGCTAACGGATATGGTAATATGGAATTTGCCGTTCCTACAGGATTTTATACTTGTTGCACGAAGAACTTAGCGGAGTACGGATAATGGCTTATACAACAATAGACGACCCATCAGTATATTTTCAAATAGGTCTTTACACAGGTAATGGAAATTCTGGAAAAAATATTAATTTAGGGTCAGCTAATTATACAGGTGAATATGTTGGTCAAGATATACAACCAGATTTGGTTTGGATAAAAAAAAGGTCTGGTGGTTCAGCTAGGTCACATCAATTATATGATTCTAGTAGGGGTGTAACAAAGTTACTTCATTCAGATGGCACAGATATAGAACAAACTCAAAGTGCAGGATTAACTGCTTTTGGTTCTAATGATTTTACATTAGGTAATGATGATGGAGTTAATGGAGCAGACCATCCTTATGTGTCTTGGAATTGGAAAGCTAATGGTGGAACAACATCAAGTAATACAGATGGTGATATTACAACTACTGTCCAAGCAAATACAACAGCGGGATTTTCTATAATTACATATACAGGAAATAACGGAGGAGGTTCAACAGTAGGACATGGATTAGGTGCTGTACCAGATATGCTCATTGCAAAATCAAGAATAGCTACCAAACCTTGGCAATGTTATCACAAATCAATAGGCAATGACCATTTTATAGATTTAGATAGCACGAATGCAAAAGTAAGTGCTTCAGCTTCTTGGGGTAATACCACACCAACATCTTCTATTGTTACTTTAGGTAATGGTGATACTAACCATACAGGTGCAATGGTAATGTACTGTTTCACTTCTATACAAGGCTACAGTAAATTTGGTAGCTACACAGGTAATGGTAATGCAGACGGGACTTTTGTTTACACAGGATTTAAACCTGCTTGGGTTATGTTTAAAGCAACAACAGGGACTGAAAATTGGGGAATATTTGATAACCAGAGAAACACACAAACAGGAAACCCAAGAGATATTTATTTAATGCCTAGTGCTAATAATGCTGATTCCTCTGAGTCTGATTCAGTAGATTTTTTAAGTAATGGTTTTAAATGGCGTATAGATTCTGGTTTTAGAAATGGTAACGGTGTAACTTTTATATACATGGCATTTGCAGAAAGCCCATTTGTATCATCAGAAGGTGTACCAACAACAGCGCAATAATATGTACTTTACGACCGTGAAAAAAACAGTTAATATAGGAAAAACAAAATGTTACTAGGATATGGAGCAGTAGCAGAACAGCCAATAGCTTCACTAAGAGGCACGGGTGTTCAAAACGTTGGATCCGCTTTTATTAGTGGTCTTTCTTTTACCGCTAGTGTTGGTGACGAAACAGTGACCGCAGGTGCAACTATTTCTGCGGCTACAAACGTTGCTACATTTACCCTAGGCAATGAAACTGTAACCGCGGGTGCTAATATAACACCAACGACAGCAGGGCAAATAACAGTAAGTCTTGGTGAAGAAACACCATTTGGTGAATCTTTCCAAAACTTAATTACGTTATCAACAGGAACGCCAAACTTCTTTATTTGGAATGAGGTTGATGACTCACAAACCGTAACTTGGACCGACGTTGAACCGGGGTCCACGGACTAGGAGACTAAATGGCATCAACATATTCAAGCACTTTAAATCTAGAGCTTCAAGCAAGTGGAGAAAACTCTGGAACATGGGGCGACATAACAAATAACAATTTACAAAAAGTAGAATCAGCAATCAAAGGCTACGTCGCTGTAGCTGTTGCAAGTACAAATGATTCACTAACAGCAAATGATGGAACAACAGCAGACGAGCAAAGTAATGCAATCATCAAACTAACAGGCACTTTATCGGGCGCTACAACAATGAGCACCGAAGCAGTCGAGACATGGTACATTGTCGATGATGCAACAACACACGGTGGTAATAACTTAACCTTTAAACCATCGGGTGGCACAGGTATTAATCTTGTTGAAGGTGCTAAACACATCTTATATTCGGATGGTTCTACTATGTTCGATGTCTTGAATGATGCAGGAAATATCACGGCCAACGGAACATTAGATGTTACAGGTGATGTAAACTTCAACGGTGGTGCTTTTACTTTTAACGAAGCAGGAGCCGATAAAGATTTTAGAATAGAAGGTAACACAGCAACACACCTTATCTTTACAGATGCAGGTAACGACAGGGTAGGTATTAACAATGCTTCACCTTCTACAACATTAGATGTAGTTGGTGGTGTAAAAGCATCTGGTGCCATTGACTTTGATGGTGGTGGATTTACATTCAACGACTCTGGTGCTTCAGTAGATTTTAGAGCAGAAACAAATACACTGACTCATGCTATGTTTATAGATGGCTCAGCAGATAAAATTGGTTTTGGAACATCAGCACCTACAAGTGGTTTTGTAAACATAGATCAAGCAAGTTCAACTGGAGCGATAGCAGTATTAACGCTAGACCAAGGTGATGCTGATCAAGAGTTTATTAGATTTGATGGTACAAGTAATTCAGATCAATCATCAAGTATTACAACAGACACAACTGTAGGAGACTTAACAGGGCATATCAGAGTAAACATTAACGGAACAGATTATTGGATACCATTCTATGCCACTAACTAAGCTACAAATAGCACCGGGTATTGATAAACAAAATACCGAATATGGTGCAGAAGGTAAATGGGTTGATTGCGATAACGTTCGCTTTCGATATGGTTTACCAGAAAAGATTGGTGGTTGGACAAAAGTAACAAGTGATGCTCTCGTCGGCGCAACTCGAGCAATACTTACTTACTCTGATCTCAAAGGTGTTAAATACGCTATCTACGGTACTAATAAAAAACTCTATGCTTATTCAGAAAATGTTTATGCTGACATTACACCTACGCGTGCAACAGGTACTGGTAACATTACACAGTTTGGAACAACAAATACATCTTCTACGGTAACAATAACAGATTCTAATCACGGTGCATTGATTGGTGACTTTGTCACAATTGCTAGTGTAGGTGGTGCAGTTAATGGTATATCGGCAGCTAATCTACAAGGCGAGTTTGAAATATTAACAGTGCCAGATGCTAATACATATACCATCGAAGCTAAAGCAGCAGCTACTTCTACTGGAAATGCAAGCGTAACAGCTAACGCCACGTATCAAGTAAATACTGGTGCGGCAGTTTCCTTATTTGGTTATGGTTGGGGTGCAGGTACATGGAGCACGTCAACATGGGATACATCAAGAGAAGGTCTAACAGGTGCGGAAGGTGTTTTACTACAATCATCAAAATGGGCACTTGATAACTGGGGCGAAGATGTATTATCACTACAATTTGATGGAGGCTTATTTTATTGGGACACATCATCGGGACTCTCTAGTAATTTAGCCAGCACAACAAATGTATCAAACGCTCCTACTAAATCTAGATTTATGTTAGTATCGGGTGATGATAGACATGTTATTTGTTTTGGTACAGAGACAACTATAGGCACATCTTCCACACAAGATAATATGTTTCTTCGTTGGTCCTCTCAAGAAACAACAAATGATTGGACACCAACAGCAACAAATACAGCAGGTTCTTTTCGATTAACAGACGGAAACCAAATTAATACAGCCGTTAGATCAAGAGGTGCGGTGATGGTTTGGACAGATACAGCACTATATCAAATGCAGTTTATTGGTGCTCCTCTTACTTTTGGTTTTAAACAAATAGGTTCAAATTGTGGTGCTGTAGGTATTAACGCGGCTGTTGATGTATCGGGTACATCATTTTGGATGAGCGATGATTCATTTTTCATATATGATGGTGCAGTAAAAAAAATACCATGCACTGTGCAAGATCATGTGTTTGATGATATCAATCCAAATGCAAAACAAGATGTATTCTGTGCAGCAAATTCTGATTTTAATGAAGTCATGTGGTTCTATCCATCTGCTAACTCAACACAAATAGATAAAATGGTTGCATATAATTATGCAGAAAACTTATGGTATGTAGGCACATTAGCAAGATCATCATGGGCTGATAGCGGTGTGTATGATAATCCCTATGCGGCTGAGTTTGAAGCGACAGATACAACAGCAACAATCTCTACTATTACTGGACTTAAAGCAGGTCGTACTTTTGTATATTTACATGAGACAGGTTCTAATGATGATGGTGTTGCGATGCTTAATCATATTGAATCTGGTGATATTGATATTGCCGATGGTGATAACTTTATGTCCGTATCTAGATTTATACCGGACTTTAAAAATCAAACAGGCACTGTTGATGTTACATTAAAAACAAGACCTTATCCTAGTGGTACGCAAACAAGCCATGGTTCGTTTGATGTTGACAATTCTACAACAAAAGTTGATACAAGAATACGAGGCAGACAAGTGGCTGTACGTGTTTCAAGTGACGCTGTTGACGATAACTGGCGATACGGTACAATGAGACTTGATATTAAACCAGACGGAATGAGAGGCGGATAATGTCAAAGATTACAACACCACGTCTACCAGAGGCAACAGAAAAATATAGTAGAGAACAAGTATCACAGCTTGTACAAACACTAGAACAGGTAATATTTATTTTGAACAACACATATGTTCCAGAAACACTTCGTCAAGACGACGAAAGAATAAGTTGGTTTTTATCATAGATGGCAAACGTATATACAAATTATAAAGTAGATTTAACTACAACAAATGAAACAACAGTGTTTACTGTGCCAGCAGAAACAACAGCTATTGTGAAGTCAATACGTGTATCGAATGATGACGCATCCAATGCTTGTACGCTAACGATGACACTAACGGATTCTAGTTCTAATGCTTTCTCATTAGAAAAGGATAAATCTATTGCAGCAAAAACATCGGCTGAATTACTTACGTCGACTCTTGTTGCAAAAGAATCAGAAGTCTTTAAGGCTACGGCACAAAATGCAAACGACTTGCACATTATTATTAGTGTGCTACAAATAACCAACACATAGGAGAAAACAATGTACGGAATGAAAAAGAAAAAGGATGAAAAACCTGTAAAAAAAATGGGTGGCGGAATGATGTACAAAAAAGGCGGTACACCGAAGAAAAAAATGAAAAAGAAAAAACTAGCCGCTATGTATGGTGATCCTAAAAAAATAACTAGAGGTGATATTATTACTGCTGCTAAAATGAAAAAGAAAAAAGGTAAGAAGTAATGGCTAAACTTTGTGCAAGAGGTAAAGCAGCAGCAAAACGAAAGTTTGATGTTTATCCGTCAGCTTACGCAAACATGTACGCTTCTGCTGTTTGTTCTGGTAAAGTAACACCGGGTGGTAAAAAGAAAAAGAAAAAGATGGCTGGTGGTGGAGAAGTTTTAGACTTCAATAAAATATCACAAGATAGAAAAAGAATTTCTAGTTACGCTCAAGGTGGCATTGCAAAAGGCTGTGGTGCTATTATGCAAAAGAAACGTAAGAAGACAAAAAAATCATAATGGCAAAAAAAGGTCTAAGAGCTTGGGTCAAAGAAAAATGGGTAGACATTGGTGCTCCCGACGGCAAAGGTGGTTACAAACCTTGTGGTCGAAGCAAAGGAGAAAAGCGTAAAGGCTATCCTAAATGTGTACCTTTAGCAAAAGCTAGATCCATGTCCAAGGGCCAAAAACGTTCTGCTGTATCACGTAAGCGTGCGGCAGGGAACACGGGACCTAAACCAAAGAACGTTGCAACATTTGCAAAAAGGAAAAAAAGTGGAACGAAAAAGAGATAAGCAACCACCTAAGACAAAGAAGTACTTTAGGTCAACTAAGTCTGGTGCTGGCATGACCAAGGCCGGTGTTGCTAAATATCGTAGGGATAATCCCGGTTCTAAACTGAAAACTGCTGTAACAGGTAAAGTAAAGAAGGGATCAAAGGCAGCTAGTAGACGTAAATCATATTGTGCACGTAGTGCAGGACAGATGAAGAAGTTTCCAAAGGCAGCAAAAGATCCAAATTCTAGACTAAGACAAGCTAGAAGAAGATGGAAATGCTAATTAACTATTGCAAAAGGATGGGAAAATGAGTATAAAAAAGGACGAAACCGTATTAGCGAGTAAGATAGCTCCAAATGTTTTACCGATTGAAACAGCAGTTACAGTCACTAATGCGCAAACAGGTATAGAATATGCTAGTGAAGATGAAGCACAAGCTGACGTGAAAAATCCTGCAACTTCCACAGAAGAAAAAGATATCAAACGCGATGTCGCTATAAAGGTGAATAGCCTAGACATATTCGGAGAGGTCATGAAGTAACATGCAGGGATTACAGTCACTTAATCAATTTAAAAATTTTGTATCATCTATTGGTGGTTTAGGTCGCTATGAAGATACATATATTGTGCATGCGGCAGAAGGTGAAACCGTTGTTCCAATGGAGGTTTTAGATAGAAACCCTTTATTGAAAAAACGGTTATTTAAAACAATGGTAGACATGGGTATCGAACCCGGCAGATACATTGTAGGTAACGAACTAAATTCAAAGAATCCTGTCACAGGACAACCAGAGTTCTTTCTCAAAA